GTGTAGTCTAAAATGATAACGAAAATACCCCAACGAATTTACACTCGCAAAACCTAACCCAAAACCAACAACACATTTCTAGCCCTCCTTTCTTACACCAATAATACTACCACAAAATCATACCTACGTCAACCAACCAAAATTTTGAGCATACTGAACAACGTTCAACAACCAACCAAAACCCACCACGAAACAACTACACCAAACACAACCAAACAAAACGAAGCCCAACCAAGCACAACCATTCTCACCCACTCACAACACTACTAACCACATACCACGCAATAACGCACCAACAAACACAACACAAAAAAACAAACCATACCCATACACCCCAATTATTCATAATGAAAATACCTCCATAAAAACAAGCAATAAATAAAGCACTATTAATTATAGCTAATATCGTCTATAATGTAAGTGTCAGTTAAGGGAAGGGGTAAGAATGAAATATGCTAAGAATGAAATTAAACAATACGTTAATAAAACGTTCAGTTTTGCAGTCAATAAAGGAGTTATTATGTTTATCTTAAAAGCAAATGGCCAGCGCATAGATGATAACGGAGAACTTGAGACACATGACATCTATATTACAGCACCGACCATAGATGAATGTTTCGAGGGATTGGTAAAATATAAAGAGGAAAGCGAATTATATATTACCGTTGAAAAAGTTTATTTAGCTTAACTTTGAGAGGATACACTAAAATGTCGCCAAAAATTGAATGGTGGGGTAGAGATGGACAATACATATCTATTACCACGACAAACGCGAATCATTTACCGATGAATTTTATATTGAGGAGTTCTAAAAAATGCAAACCCTAGACAAAGCACTTATTACTATTTCGCTTGTGTTATTCTTCACGCTACCTATTGCGAGCTGGTTTGTATGGTAAACATAAACGAAGTCAACAAATCACTAGCACTAACATTTCCATCATTAGAACTTATTGAAATTATAAACACATATGATTATTTATACTGTGAAATAAAGCTTATACTTGTAATGAGATACCGAGATAGGCTAGGCCGTAAGGTCGAAAGCAAGCAACGAATTATCGCATTTGACAGTGACAGCCTATATAAAGAGTGTTGTAAAGCGGCTAGACGCTTTATGAATAAAGACAAAGGGTCAGGGGGTGAAACAAAATGATACGTAAAAAGTTTGTTGAGGTGAAGGCAACTATCACCGACGGCGAAAAAGATTTAGGCGTATACACCTATGTTGGCAAGCCTATTTCAGACATGCGACTGTTGAAAATGGTTCGCAGCGAAACTGAAAATGATTTCGCAACGCTTAAGGGAATTATCAAGACTGACAAAGTTTTTGAAATGCCCGAGGATAATTTTATTAAACATGCTACCGTAAAGGAGAATTAACAATGGCTGAATCTTTAGCACTCGTTCGCGAGAATAATGAAACACTCTCATTTGACGAAGCAATTAAAACTGGTGTAAATGCTTATGGAATTGTAACTTCTTTTGATGTTGAGACTGATGAGGATAAGCGCCGATTATTCAAGGCTCAAAACACTGCCGCCCCACTTTCTGATATGGACGGTACCTATATTGATATCGTAGATATTGCGTTTACCACATCGTCTTTTATTAGCGGTGATGAAGAAGGCGAGAAAACGGACAACCCCGCCGTTATCCTTATCGATCAAGAGGGAGAGTGCTATTTCTCCGCTTCACTTGGTGTATATGAATCAGTAAAGGCGCTTATTAATTCTTACGGCATGCCCAAGTCATGGGATCACCCTATTAAGGTAGTTACAAAAACGCGATCCACCCGAAACGGCAGAACCTATCGTTATTTGGATATGTAATAGGTTTTATAAATTTTATTTATTGGTAGCCCCTACCCCGTAATGGGGAGGGGCTTAATTTATCAAGTAAGGCGGTTGCGGTATGGCTATTACCAAAAAGGAATTATCACGATTACAGAAAAACGCGCGAAACAAGCTTTACCGCCTGCGTAAAAAAGGAATTACGAACGCTCAAATCAATCAAATGGCAGTACCTGTTAAATCGTGGGACAAAGTGCAGACTATGAGCGTACGTGAGCAAAACGCTTACGCCCGTCAGTTGCGAGAGTTCAACTCGCGTGAAAATCGAATCGAAGCACAAGGTAAATCACTAAATTACGTCTTGCAACGAAACAGTAATATAGCCTTGCCCTATGAAAAACTTTTTGAGTATCGAATCGTCGAAGCCGAACGAAACATAATAAGAGCCGAGCGCCGCGCGAGACTTGAAAAAATACGTGAGAACGTAGAATTAAACAAGCCCGATGACGTGATAGAAGCCCTAGAATCGATCACAAAAAATTTACCCGAAAAAATAAGCCGTGAGGATTTTGGGCGCGGGGGCACAGAAAATTTAGTAGCACAAGTAGAGCCGCGCAACACTCCTTTTAAATCGCTTGAACAGCTAGAAAACGCTATAAAAGGATATACTCACGCCGTTAGAAATGCTCCTAAAATTGATGAAGCATTGACCAGGCAAAATAGGGGCTATATCGAATCAATTACTAACAGACTAAGCGACGAGGGTTATTTAACAGAAGAGCTAGTAAACATACTCGATAATTTATCAGATGATCAAATATTTTATTTGTATCATTACACAGAATTTGACGCTTTGACTTCAGTTTATCGTTATCAAAGAGACTATGACGAGGGGAGAATCGGTTTTGCTGAAGTGACCAAAGGTAGCAATTATGACATCATATGGAAAATGTTAAACATAGTCAAGAATATATAGCGCTATGGACTATACAGAGTATGCGGCTGATTTTGAGACCAACACAACAGTGGAGGGGGTAGCCAAAAACCCTGTTTGGGCGTGGGGGCTTTGTTTAGTGGGAAATAACGATAGTTTTACTTATGGCATATCAATAGAGGGCTTTATAGATACTATTTTAAATCTTAACAAAGCGCGCATATGGTTTCACAATTTGGCTTTCGACGGAAAATTTATAATAGATTATCTGCTCAGGCACGATTTTAAGTACGTAGACCAGATAAACGATAACAAACAGTTAACAACTGTTATCGATGATATGGGACGTTTTTATTCGATCACGTTTCGTGTGATGGATAAGGAAATAGTTTTTGCTGACAGTTTTAAAAAAGTAACTATGAGTTTGGCAGCTGCTGCCAATACCTACCATCTTGATATGACTAAAGGTGAAATAGACTACAGCATTTATAGGCCTGTGGGTCATGAATTGACGATGCAAGAATTGGACTACTTAAGGCGTGACGTGTGCATATTGGCTCAAGTTTTAGAGCAACGTCTAAAGATGGGCGCTAAGTTAACCACTTCTGCCGATTGTTTGGCAGCCTATAAAGATTTAGTAGATAGTAAGAAATTCGATAAATTGTTTCCTAGGCTGCCAAAACGCGCCGACCATGATATTAGAAAATCTTATAAAGGCGGCTACGTATACGTTAATCCCATACACCAAAACAAGACTTACATTAAAGATGGTGTATCGTTGGACGTTAATAGTATGTATCCGTATCAAATGCGCTATAAGTCTTACCCCTACGGCGTGCCTGAATTTATCATGGAAGAAAAAGAATTAGACGGGCTTTATATTGCATGTATAGAGTACACCGCTACGTTAAAGCCTGGATGCTTGCCGTGTATACAGATTAAAGATAATCCGCTATTCAACCCTCGCGAATATCAGCGAGAAATTAAAGAACCATTGATAGGATGGTTTACAAGTGTAGACTTGCAATTAATGCGAGACATGTACGATTTAAACATAATTGATTTTTTAGGAGCGTATAAATTTAATAGCCAATACGGGCTTTTTGACGATTACATAGATATTAATAATTACAATAAGATCCACGCAACAAACCCAGGTGAGCGTTTTCAAGCGAAGTTGCGCAATAATTCGCTTTACGGAAAATTTGGGCAAAAGATAGAGGGAAGTAAGAAGATACCTGTATTAAGGGATGATGATATTGTTCATTATGAGCTAGTTGAGGGTGACGAACGTGATCCTGTGTATATCCCCATTGCATCATTTGTAACTGCTTATGCTCGCGACTACCTCATTAGAACGGCGGTAAAATTTGGCGATAATTATATCTATAGTGATACTGATAGCATCAAAGCATTTGGCGATGTACCCGACTGGTTGGAAACCGACCCTAAAAAATTAGGCTATTTTGATTGTGAGTACCGATTTAAAAAGTGCCGATTTATCAGACCGAAAACGTATGCCGTGCAATTAGAAAACGGTGAATATAGTTATACCTGCGCGGGTATGCCGCAAGGTTTGAAGAACGTAATGAGTTTTGATGATTTTAAAATTGGTTTTACTAATGATCTTAAACTCATAAAAGATATGAATAGTATCGATAAGAAATACTTATCGAAAGAATGTTATAAATTGGTGCCTAAGCTAGTAAAGGGCGGCGTTATACTTGAAGAAAGACCGTTTACTATTAGGAGGTAGCATGCAGATCGAGTTATACGTTGCCTTGGTAGTGATGCTTTTTATAATTCTCGATTTTGTATCGGGAATTATTAAAGCTGCTATCAAGAGTGAGCTATCAAGCACCAAGATGCGCGAGGGGCTAATGCACAAGCTTAGTTTTATTCTAGCGTTGCTGCTTGGTTGGTTGTGCGAATGGTCTATGCCTATATTGGGCTTGCCTGACGTATTTGGGGCGGTTTATATGGGTGTAGGTGTCTATATTTCTTGCACCGAAATAGTTAGCATTTTAGAAAATCTAGGAGAAATAAACCCCGAATTAAAAACGAGCAAATTTTTGTCACTTTTTGGCGAAAATGAAGAACCTAGCAAGGATGAGTAATAATGAGTGTAAATATTATCGAAACAAATCTTTCGTTTAAATCGATGTCTAACCGAAACCGCACTACCAGAATTATCTTGCATCATGCGGCCGCTAAGTCTTGCACTGCTGAACAAATCCATCAATGGCATCTTAATAATGGCTGGTCAGGTGCGGGCTATCATTTCCTAGTGCGCAAGGATGGAAAGATTTACCGTTTACGTCCTGAAAACAAAGTGGGTGCCCATGCGTCAGGGTCTAATTCTGATTCATTAGGCATATGCTTCGAGGGCGATTTTATGAGCGAAACCATGGGCGATGTGCAACGAAAGGCTGGCGCTGAGCTGGTTTCTTATCTTAAAAGCAAATACGGTATTTCTAAAGTACAAAAGCACAAAGATGTTTGCTCTACTGACTGCCCAGGAGTAAATTTTCCATTTAGCGAAATTGCTAACACTGGCTCTAGCACCTCCGCAACAACTTCTGATGGGGGCGACGATGTTGCCGTTGATGGTTGGATTGGTGTTGAAACCAACAAGAAGGCACAACGATATTTCGGAACACCTGTAGATGGTGTAATGAGCAACCAAGACCCTAAACAAAAGCGCTATTATCCGCGCATTGATTCGCGCGCAATCAATTACAACGGCGGAAACGGGTCTAATTTAGTAGGCGCTATGCAACGCTTATTCGGAGTTAAGGACGACGGTTTTATGGGCATAAATACCGTAAAGGCGATGCAACGTTTCCTCGGTGTTCCAGTCGATGGCATTCTTGGATATGACACCGCTAGTGCATGGCAGCGCTGGTTAAATGCTCACTGCTGACTATTGAATGAAGGATGGTTTTAATATAAGATTATCTATACAGATAGCGCCGCCGCTTAATAGTAGTTTGTAAGTATCATCAATCGACAAAGCCTTGCGGCTATTGGTGATATAGTCCCTTGTCCCTGACTCGACGCTATAACGGTTATGGTCTATCTGTTAATATATGGGCTATTGGTATATAATACTTACCAATAGCCCTTTTATTTTAGGAGGTAAAAAACGGTGGATATTTTCGAGCTGCTCGCGGGAATAACAGATGAAATTGAAGATTATCCCGCGTATCTATCAAACATTAATGATGCGTTTACGTCATACAACGATGGGCAAGTTGCATTGATAGAGCAACGCAATCAAGAAATTGAAGAGTTGCGCCGTGAGAACACTGATTTGAAAGCCAAAAACTACGAATTAATCATGGCTGAAACTGGTAAAACGGAAGAAGTTGATGAAGCGCCCGAAGAAGAGGAAATGACTATCGAGGATAAGGTTAAAGAAAATCTATTGAAGGAGGACTAATGCCAGCAACACTCACACTAAGCAACGCCGAAGTGCTTAACCTGGTACGTAGTGAAGCATCAGCGAGCTATCAAGAGCGAATCCCTGCGGCGACACGCGGCAATATTGCGCGCATTTTCGAGACGCTCGATGCCTACCATCCAATCATGAATGAGTTTTGTGATTTGTTGGTAAACCGTATCGGCCTTACCGTATTTCAAACTAACTCATTCCGTAATTCTCTCTCACCATTGAAGCGAGGAGAACAGCAGTTCGGCGGTATGATTCAAGAAGTACAGAGCGGACTCATTCAGGCAGAACATTATGACCCAAATAATACCAACCCATTTGGAGCTCCTAAGCCTGATATTGAAGTAAATTACTACACCATGAACCGCCAAGACGTTTATCCCATGCGCTACAATCGCGATCAGTTGCGCCAGGCTTTCGTGAACGACGGTGGTCTATCTTCCATGATTAACGACATTCTCGCGATGCCGCTCAAATCTGACCAGTGGGACGAATACTTGATTATGCGTAATCTCATTAAGGGCGCACATGATGCTTGGACTATGCCAACGGTACAAGTTCCCGACATTGCAACAGCTGATGACAAAGAAGCCGCGGGGAAGGAAATTGCGGTTGCAATGCGTGAGCATTATCTAATGATGCGCGACTTCATCAAGACCCAATACAACCCAAAGCATATGCCTGTATCAAGTGATGAATTGATAATTTTAGGCACCCCCACCTTCTTTGCCTACTTCGACGTCGAGGTATTAGCTTCAGCATTCCACCTGGATCGCACGAATTTCATCGCTGACCGAACAATTGTAGTAGATGATTTTGATATTGCAGGCGCTCAGGCCGTACTCATTGACGCAAGCGCGTATCTTTGCGCTGACAATCTAGTAGCAAACGACACTATTTATAATCCACGTACTCGCGATTGGATTAGCTATCTGCACCATTGGGGCACTTATGCGCTTTCTGACATGCGCAACATGTTGTTGTTCTCTTCAACTGAAGCAGATAACTTAGGCAGTGTTACCGCTAAGACGGTTACCAGCGTAAGCCTTGCATTAACTGATACCGTAGCTAATAACGCAGTTCTTGAAGCGGGCGCGGAAATTGAGCTTACGCCTAAAGTAACGTATAGCGACACGTCAACTGACGAAGCGGTATTTTATTTGATCACTGATCTAAGCGCGACCGCTCCGACCGACACCAGCGCACCTACTCCTAACGCTATTAGCCCTGATACGGGCACGTATGTAGACGATCAGAACGTGTTGCACGTATCACGTAATAGCACGTATGAGACACTCAACATTACGGCCTATGCAGCAGCTAATAATACCAAGCTTGCAAATCTCGAATTGCACAAGGTAGGGTATTCACCAGCTTAAAGATAATAAGGGGGAATAAATGAATACAGCATTTACCCCTTCGTCTTGGCCTGCAGAATCCCGTGTTACGCTTTGCCGTGTAACATGGGATTCATCATATAAAGACGTAGTAGCATTTGCAGACCAAGAAGCGAGGGATAATTATTTTGCATCATTAAAAAGTGACGCGCGAACACTAGATAATTACTCATATCTAAAGCCAAACGAGCCTATTATGCTAGGGCTACCCTATAGCGCGGCATACACTTACAATTATTGTGTGGTTGAAAATCCTGCGCAGCCCGTACCAGGTGAAGTTACCCCGCCAAAGCTTTATTACTTTATAACAAGTGTCGCAATGGCTAATCCGTCTACTACGGCAATCACACTACAGTTAGATGTATTTCAAACGTATTTATTCAATTTTCGAATCAGTCAGGCGTTTGTTGTTAGGGGACACGCCGCTATACAGGCAAGTTGTAACGTTGCTAATAACAACGCCCCTTATACATGGCGGCGCTATTGCTCGGTGCCCGAATCGCTCGACATTGGAAATGAGTACAATATTACTGATGTGCAAGTTCTTAATTTATCGTTAAACCGTTCGGAAGGTGCCGAAGACGTAAACGGCCTATCCCTGATTATTCAATCTACGGGCGATCTCGCGGCGGATTGGGGCACCGTTACTAATCCGTCTTTCAGAACGTCAGACGGACAATTTACAGACGGGATTATTTCATCGTGCAACGTGTACGAAGTAAGACCAGATGACTATAAAATTTTATGTGAGCGCTTGCGTGAAGCTCCTTGGGTAGCCCGTACAATTTTGTCGGTAACGTTGTTCCCAAAAGCGTTTCTCACAGACGGCCCCGACGTACAATTAAACGGCGTTAATGCTCGATTCTTGGGCACCACGCCCGATGAAGGGGAATTTTGGAGTGACAAACAATCACTTGCTAATAGATTAGGACAATCAATAAGTAATCGTTATAGGAATCTAAAAAAGCTGTTATGCTATCCCTACTCGGTAATTGAGCTTACCAATTACACAGGTAGCCCGCTGTTATTAAAGCCCGAACTCACCAACGAAAATTCGCTAGTTTTGCGTCAAGTAGCTTGTGCGGCACCTCCTTATATGAGGCTTGCGTTTTACGTGCCCTATTATGGTAGTGATGTTGGTGTGGATGGTAATTTACCCGCCGATAGAGATTATTATTACTTTGTTTTGGATGACAGCGAGCCCAGGCGAGAGAGCACCTATCGACCCGAGAACTATATTGATAATGCTTTGTGGTTTAATAACTTACCTACGTTTAGCATCGTTAACGACAACTATATTCTTTATCAGGCTACGACCGTTAATACGCGTAATTGGCAGTACAGCGGGGCTGGTTGGACACTCAATAAATCTAATGCGCAAACACAACTTACCTATAGTCAGGCACAACAACAGCTAGCCAACAACCAATCCAACATGGATGTTCAGAACGCGAGCCGTATTGCTAATGCTGCCCTTGGTACCGTAGGCAATCTCACGGGAGGCAATGTAGGCGGCGCGGTTATGGGGCTTGTTGGTGCTGGTGTTGATTATTGGGCGGCAAACGAGCAATTTAACAATAATCAGGCGCTACAGTCGGGATTTGCAACTCAAAACGCCGATCTTGCACAGTGGGCAGCGCAAGGCGACTATCAAAACACTATTGCGGGTATTAATGCAACCGTGCAAGATATGGCCTTGTCACAGCCTAGCGTTATAGGTCAACAGGGCGGTGATGGCTTTAATCTTTGTAATGGAATTTTCGAAATTGCTATCCGTTTTAAAAATATCAATAGCAATATGCAACATGTTGTGGGCGAGTATTTCCTACGGTACGGATATGCCATTCATGAGTTTATGGCGCTACCCGAAAATCTAAACTGTATGGAAAATTTTACTTATTGGCAGTGTAAAGAAGTCTATTTAAATTGCTCACGCGCTGACGAAGGAGCGAAGGAAACTTTACGCGGTATCTTTGAAAAGGGCGTGACCGTATGGAGCGATGCGGCTAAAATTGGTAATATAGATATCGCAGATAATGAACCGTTAGGGGGTGTAATTTATGACTAAACAACTTAAACCTGGAGAATACCCGATAGACTACCCTATTCCGCTCGCTGATATGGCAATAGGGAGAAACTGGATCCGTGAAAAATATTCAAACAAATATGAATACTACGATAACCAGGCCTTCATGTTCTGGGAAGATTATTTATCGAATATCGCGCTTGCTGCTTTTAAATGGGAAAACTTACCCGCAGGAATCGACCCCCGCGCCTTAGAGTTTATTTTTCTCAATTGGGGTATGGGCGGCCTGTTTATGGAAAGCGGCGGATACCTGTTTGCACAGTGTACCCCCGTAGATACGTATAATCTTTATTACGACCCTAATGAAGTTACCCTAGTAAGCCCCGTAGGTCGTACATGGATTAGGCACAATCAACCCTGGGGTATTGCGGGAGAAGGCCAAGATATTACTTACCGCCCTCGCGATTGTGTAGTGGGTTTTGACAATATGCGCCGTACCCCCTTAAACGCGCATATTAAGTATTTCGCTCGCCGACTTGCGACCTATGACGCTATAGCCGACTTAAACACAGGCGCGCAACGTAGCCCGTACATAATCCGCACAAGTGAACAAGCTTTAAAATCGAATCAGGAATTATACAGTAAGCTTGAGCGCAACGACCAGGTATTATACCTAAACGATGCCCCAGGAACGGGGCTGCCCGAAGTGCTACAAACGCAAGCGCCTTACATTGCAGAAGATATTTTCAACAACCAAAAGAAAATACTTGATCTTGCAATGACTATATTTGGCGCGGATAATTCAAACACTGAAAAACGAGAGCGCGTGCAAACTAAGGAAGCTATGAGCAATAACGAGCAGATTATGCTATTACGCCGATCTCGTTTAATGTGCCGTGAAAGATTTTGCGATGAAGTAAATCGTACGTTTGAGCTAGACAAGCCTATTAGCGTTTCTTGGGCAGTGCCGCATATGGCAGAGCCCGACGATGCGCGTTACCCGACTTTAACTGGTAACGAGGGGTGGTTGTAAATGTTAATTGCTGGAAGCTATGAGAATTATTACGATACGCCCGACGTTGATAGTCTGTTGCGGCTTTATGGTTGTGATCTGGGTATGAAAGATTATCCGATCTGGGATGAAAGCAAGCGCGAGTGGTTAAACGAAAAAATTATCAATCATTTTCGTTATAGGAAAATCAGCGCTCAAACGTCAACGCAATTTATTTTTTATTTAAATCGCGCGTTAGAGGAAAACATGCCTTCTATTAATCCTGTTTTTGTCTCACTTGAAAAGGCAGCACAAGACGAAAGCTGGTTATCGTATATGACGGGCGATAAATCAGCTACGGTTAACAATTCGGGAAACGAAAACGAGCAGATATTTTCGACCACGCCACAAAATCGATTGTACGAAAACGGTGGAGAGAATTATGCTACCAACGTTACACAATCGAGTGGCACTAATACCAATAATGCAACAACAGAATCAACACATTATGGTATTAATAACATGGTGTCAACCGCTTTGAGTGAGTGGTTATCAGGTGTGAATAATGCCTTGCAAATTGTTTTTGGAATTTTGGAACCGTGTTTTATTCAAGTATATTAGTAAAGGAGTTGATAGCATATGGCTACGACTAATTACAATTTACCAACTCTCGATG